CTAGCTGCCACAGCTCTCAAATATGACTTAATTGCTGCTTTGTGTTTCTTTGATAGTTTCATTTAGTTACCTTTCAGTAGTGGGATGTCAAACTCTGCTTTGTTATTGTCTTGATCTTTTTTGAAACTAATATGTATATGGTGATCGTGTGGCGAATAGCCCTTATATTTTCGCCAACGCCAATTAAGCACAGGACTTGCAATTTTGCCTAAATGAATTACATAACTGATACGCCCTTTAGATTTCCCATATAATCTAATTTGATCTGCCAAGTATGCTGAAAGCCTTTTGTCGTCAGATAACCGAGCAGAAATGTCAAGCCCTCTAACGCATCCTGTTTTTGGGTCAGGGTTGTGGTCGGATTTGGTGGCTCGTTGCATATGTGCCACAGAAGCCAGCCATCCATCACTTTTACGATCCCTGTCTGGATAACACTCATTGACTTGATCTCTGAATGTTTCAGCAGCTTTAGATAACCAAGGCTTCATTAGCCAAGTAGCAATTTTGCTTCATCAGCAGTTAAACCTAAGCGATCAAGAATTTCTTGGCGTGCTGCTTCTTTTGCTTCGGCTTCGGCTTTTAGTTGTTCTTTTGCTAATCTAACATTTGCCCAATCAGCAATAACTGCATCATATTCATTAGCAGATAATTGAGTATAACCAGCCTTATCATCACCAATTTGTAAAGTTGGAAATTCTGCTTTAAGTGAATCAATCATTTGTTTTTTTGTTGTCATTATGATTTCGCCAATCCATAAACTGCTACTGTTCCTGTTATATTACCTGATGCTGATTTTAATCTAAAACCTGTATATGTGCCTGCATTATCAGTTCCACCATAAAACAAACTGTAAGTGTTATCATAACCCGAAAAAAGATGACCAGTTGTTGAGGGTCTTGTAGTTGTTCCAATATTGTTTACATAAACTTCACCCATCATTGGATAATCTGCATTAGCGTTAGCAGTATACATAGTTAATTGAGCAACATTATTAGAAGAAGTGCTTGACCAAGTAGATGCATTATACGCATTAGACATACAATTTCCATAATGATTAGTTGAATCTACTGCGCTTGCTCTAAATAAAAATTGTAAATCATCACCAACATTGGCTGCGCGCAAATTTTCAAAGGAAATCAAATAATTAACATAAGTGCTAGTAAATACTCCGTCAAAAGTAGTAGATGTTCCAGCAACATTTGAAAATGTGCTACGCTGAACTAAAGTTAAACCGCTACCACCACCAGCAGGTGCAGCCCAACTTGGCACACCACCAGCAACAGTTAAAACATCTCCAGTTGATCCAATTCCAAGTCTTGTGTTTGTGTTAGCAGTTGATGAACGATATTCAATATCGCCAAGAGTTGTTGATGGGTTTAATGCTTTTGTTGTTGTATCAACTGATGATCCAAGCGTGCGAATAGCAGCTGCGCCATCTTTGACCAGAGCGGTGTCGTCTGGTGTAGTCCAGCCATAATTGGTAGTGGTTGCCATTTTATCCTATTCCTATGAGATTATTGTAGCGTATTCCCAAGTTAAAATTGGGCTTAAAGTGTTCCATGCCTCTGTGGCTGGAGTTGTATTCCAACGCATCGCCACTTGGCTAAATGCGACTGGGGAAACGTTAATTGTTAAAAACAGCTCATTAAAGCGAGTGCTCCATGACCAGCCCTCAACATAACCTTCAAAATCTCCACCTGATATTTGATTGGGTAGGTTTTGAATATGAACTGGCATTCCCATAAATACAGCTAGTAGATCATCACGATCTGAGTTGTCGATTTCTTGGCTAGTGATTGGGAATGTGATCGATTGAAATGCTGGTATTGGGTAAGCTCTTTGGGCTATGTATCGATCGGCAATATCTTGAGCATCGGTCGCCCCATGAACCCTAGAGTTGATAGTTTCAGCTTTGTAACCATATAGGGCAATTGAAACGGCATCTGTGGCATCAACTTGTGAATTGTAATTGTTGCCATAATTTATATAAATATCATTGCGAACATCTGCTGATCTCATAATTGTAGATAAGCCAGCACCTAACGCATGGCGAGCATCTAGTTCAACATAACCATTAACTAAAAGATAATTCTGTCTATGGTCTGCATCTGCATAACCTATGTTTCCGGTATTGTCCTCATAAATATATCCAAAGGCTGAAGTTGCAATATCTGAAATGACATTGTAAATGGTGTCGGTAACATTTGATTGAGAACTCATGGTGTAAAGACCAGGCTGATCTATTTCGCCAAGTCCTAGATTGACTGCATTTGCCCATGTTTCAGTTGCGTTGTAAGTTGCCCACGTTGAAGCTGCTGGCACATCATTCCAAGTGCCAAGTAACACGCTAGAAAGAATCTCATAGATTTGGTTGCCATCCTCATCTTGAGAAATGTTATCATTAAAGATTTCTTTGGTTAATCTAGCAAGTGAGCCCATAGCCAAAAGCGTGTATTGAATAACTGTGGCTGCTGCGCCTGTTTGTAAAACTCCAACTGTAACATCTGTTAAATCTCCACCAAATAATGAAACATAAGATCCAGCTGAGTCTTTAACTTGCAAATCAAAAGAGTCGTTAATGTCAAATGGGAGTGTTTGGTTATTTAATGCAACTAGCGTGACTTGCATATATGAAGGAAGTGCCTGCTGGTAGATGTCAGATCGACCTGCTTGGTGTTGGACATCTGAAATGGTGATGTTAGTATAATCAACCCCACCGACAGTTAATTTCCAGTCTGGTGTAAATTGTGACATTAATTGACTCTATCTCGTAACGCGGTTACCGATCTTGCTGCTTGGCTATTAAGTTGATTTGCCACAGCTCTAGCAGTTCCCTCAGGATCTAATGCACCTGATACATTGATTACAATACTTGGATTAGCTGCAAGGGTTTGACCTTGTTTTTCTAGCACTCTAAATTGTGCTTGAAGTGCATCAAATTGTTTTTGAGCAGCTGACTTAGATACTCCACCAGATGCAACTTGGAATGTCAGCTCGGTAAATTGATCTTGAACTCTTAATAATTTATCTGCTAAATCTTTTAAGCTAGTAGCTGCTTGAGTGCTAACACCGCCACCACCTGCACCACCACCTGCACCACCACCTGCACCACCACCTGCTCCGCCACCCGCACCAAAACCACCGCCACCGCCACCAAGACCAGTCGGCAAACCAAATTGTGGATTACCTGCACCATATTCAAATGATGATCCACCTGCTCCAGTTTCGTCTGCGCCTCTAGCAAATTGACTTAATCCATAAGTAACTGCCACAGCTGCTAATGCTGCTGCTGCTGTTCCAACAGATGCTCCACCAGTAGCAAATGCAGTTGCAACACCCGCACCCGCTGCTGCTGTCCTAAGTGTTTTCATGGCTGCAATTAATGTTCCAATAGCGGTAACAAATGCTGCAATTTTATTGACAACAAATACTGTGGCTATAACTCCGCCTAATATAATCAATTCATCTTTAATGTTAATTACAAACTTAATAACTCCTCGTAATTGTTCACCAAATCGAAAAGCACCTTCGGTCGCTTTAGCTGTTTCTGATGCAATTGAGTTATCTCCCGTTAATCCAGATATAAATGCCTGAATGTTAGGGACTACTGTTTGAATTAAATAATCAGCAAATTTGACAAAAATAGGAAGTAATGCTGCTCCTATTTGTTCCTTAGCCTCATCCATAGCAATAGTTAATTGTCTAAACTTAAATTCAGCGTTAGTAGATTCATTGGCAATAAACCCGCCATAGGTAGTCTTTAACTCTTTAGTAATATCATCAAATGATTTAGTTTTTAAGGTTGCAGCATCTATTCCTAGACCTAACTTACCTAATGCAGTATTTGAACCATCATAGGCTCTACCTAATGCGTTTGTAACTGTTTCTAATGGCTTACCAGTTGCCACGCTAATTTCTTGAGCAAGGCTTAAAAGTTCCTGAGCTTTAGTAACATCTTGAGTAGAACGGATCAACCGAGATAGGGCTGGCCTTAAAACATCATCGGTGGTAGCAGTTGCAATTGCTTGCTTAGTAATATAAACATCAATTGATCTGATCTGTTCCTCAGTAGCCCTAGTATTGGCTCTAATTGTCTGCTCAAGGGATTTTCTAGCTT